TTGCCATAAGTTAAACTACTGCAATACACTACATAATTTTCCTTATCAGCAATTAACATTGCTGTTTTGATAGGAAACTTATCATTATGATTATTGGTCATATAGTAGTTATGACTTTGCTTTGGTGCTCACACGAATTGGTGCCTTGCCACTGCCGCCAGTATCTTTACCGCCACGACCTGCTGCGTTTTGTGCTTTGCGCTTACGAGTAACTGCACTCTTCTTTTGCGCAGCACTCATGCTACGTGCTTTTGCTGCTGGAACACATTTAGCATAACCACTCTTGCTACCACTGGTACCGCATGGGGGATGCTTACCACCGACTTTCTTGCCAATATTAACCCACTTGTCCTTAAACCACTTATGAAGATTGCCGCTTGCTTCTGGTAGCACTAAATTACCACAGTGCATGCAATAATCAACTTGTTCAAGTAGCACACTTTCTGTAATTGGGTCACAGCGCAGTTCTGTACTTTCTGTGGCCATTTCTGTTGCGATTTTTTTCTTATATACGTATAGTTTGTAACCTGAACTATCATCGTTAAAAATTTTATTCTGTTGAACTGGATCGGTTACAGCCTTAAAACCCATCTGCTCAAAGAATTTTGCTGCCCTATCATATAATTTAATTCTGCTTAATTCGTTTGATTTTGCGCCCATGACAATTACTTCGGCATTGGGATGTCTTGCAATAAAGTGATTTAAACAATAGGCAACACCGTTAAATATTTTAAAAACAGTATCCTTTTCAGTTCCAGTTGCAGCATGGGTATCGGGTCTTGACTGTGTTTTATTTTCGAAAGCCAATACATAATAATTTTCATTATATTCTTTAAATGTGACTTCAATTTTGGTTTTACCAACAGTGAAATCATAATCAGAACCGTAATTATCTGCATACACGTCAAAATTTTCTGGCGCTTTATTTACATCAATAAATTCTTCAATTTCTTCGCTTTCGTTCTTGACGCAGTTTGGGTATGTCTTGCCAAACATCTTCTTGTTACCTTCTTTGTGGTAACCTTTCCAACATGCTTCACCAAGAACATCTTCCATCTTCATTTGGATTTATTTCCCCAATTTTTAGCACCAGCCTTACGGCACTTAACTAGCGCACCACTTGCGTAAGCACTTGGCCATACTTTGTAACGGCTCTTTACTTTATAATAGCAAGCATCCTTCTTTTCATCTACACGAGATTCTGGTAGCATAAGTCCGCCACAATGCGGGCAACTTTCTTCTACATGGTCGTGTGCGGCACTGCCAACAATTTCATTATAATTGTCCATGCAAAGATAATCGTGGTGCTTGGATAATTTAATCATCTTTTCAGCAACATCATGCAAATCTTCATCGGTTTTTGCATCTTCACGAGCATATTCCATCATACGTAGCAGTAGCGGAATATCCATACTAACTGTATCGGTTTTGTCTGCTTCGCTTACAATCTGCCTAATACGCATTACTTTTTGCCTTTAGGTTTTTTACCACGTTTTTTCATATTAATAGCAATAGCTGCTTGCTGTGCAAGATTCTTTGCTTCATCTAACATACGCATGATATCACGACTGTTGTTACTTTCAGTTCCACTTGCCATATATTCGTGATCATCAAAGTTTTCCATTTCTTTCTTTAATGCTGCACGTTCTTGTGCTGAAAGTGTGCCATATGCTTTCATAATGCTACGCACATCTCCTGATACAGGCGCTGCTGCTCCACCTGCTGCTCCACCTGTTGGTGCTGTAGTGGGCGCTGCCGCTCCACCTGCCGCTCCACCTGCTGCTCCACCTGCTGCTGGCGCTGTTGCTGGCGCTGTTGCTGTAGGAGCAGCTTGTTTTGGCGCACGGGACCCACGAGGGAATGGAATTTTCATATTCTTAAATGTAGTTTTAATTATTTCATCGCTAACGCCTTGCTTGCGTAAAAAGTCAAGAACTACTGCACTATCAACGCTTTTAGATTGCCCGCTGTATGAAAAACCAGGACCGTTTTTCCATGCATTGTTTAGCTTGTCTGCAGTAACTTTATTGGCTAAATTGCTGCCAATCGTGCTTACTTTATTACCAATAGCACTACCAATATTTTTCAAGCCTTGAACAAAACCAGCTTCTTCAATTTGATGGAAAATTACAGGAACTGCGCTTTCAAATACCCACACGCTGCGAGCGCCATCATCAAGTACGCCTTCACGTAAGAACCAATCTTGCATTGTAGCATCACGATCTACATATTGGCTGCTATTTGTAACTTTCTTAGCACCTGCGGCTGCTACTCGCTTTGCAGTATCTGATGCTGTACCAACACCACCTTGATAAATTGGATTACCCGTTGGCTTTGGAATTTTAAGTGTAGCGCCAGCACGAATTGCATCTGGGTTATTAGCATATTGTGGATTTGCATCAACTAAATCTTTTACACTTACATTATATTGTTTAGCAATAGTGCTTAAATTAGAACCATTTGGCACCTTCATAGTAGTATAATCTTGCGGACCTAAATCAGTACCAGCACGATATCCTTGAACACCTGATACATTATTTTGTGCTGCAGTTGTATCATACGGACCACCATCAGTACCAGCATGATATCCTTGAACTCCTGATACATTATTTTGTGCTGCAGTTGTATCATACGGACCACCATCAGTACCAGCATGATATCCTTGCACCTTTGATGGGGCAGGAGCGGCACCTTTAAGATAACTTGCTAATTCACGACCAAGACCAGCAGCACCAGCAGTAACACCGCCCTTAATCATAGCAGCACTTAGTTTATCGCCTTGTAGCAGACGATCTGTCATCTTCATAAGACCCAACACTGCAATGGGAGCAGCACCACCAGTTGCTAAGCCAACGACTGCAACAAGTGCGCCATAGATTAGATTTTGAATAATTGGATGCTTTTTAGCAAGCGCACGATACGCATAAACATGCTTAGCAAGACCTTCGTCACCACCAGTAGCATCTTTTAGTTTTGCAGCCATACTATCAAAAGCATTATCAAATCCTTTAACTGGACCTAAATTTCCAATTTTAGAGATAATACCTTGATATGCATTATTTACAGCAGCGCCTGCTTTGCCAGCAACATCTACGCCTTTGCCAAGCGCAGTTCTGTTAGTGCCACTTGCTCTTGCGCCTTGCTCAATTGCACCAAAAAGCGCAGTAATCTGCTCTGGACTTAGTTTTGCTTCACTAATCGCACGACCGGCACTAGTCCAACTTTCCATTAGCGGATTAAAATCTGCTGCTTCAAATAACGCTGTTGTATTCATCTTAATTGCTTCCTACCATTTTTTTGCCGGGCGGACCCTTGTCGGTACCTTTCCAATATCCAGTAAATTTTGGACCAGTTTGACCTTTGCCTTCTACTTTACGCTTTTTCTTTTTCTGATTATAGGTTCCGCCAAATAGCGAACCAACATTATTGCTGCCTGCACCACCATTCATTGCGCCAACTGCAATACCACCAGCACCGCTTGCGCCAGCACTTGCACTTTCACCGATTACATGAAAACCTGCTTGTTGTTTGCTTTTAACTTGTGTGCTTGGCACCATAATAGCCTGACCTTGCACATTGCCATTGGTATCAATCTTTGCCATTTTTACCATGCCAGGAGTCTTAGTAGCGCCTGGTGGTGTATTTGGCTTACCGCCTGGTGTGCCATTGTTGGCAGTAGGTTGTGGTGTTCCCATTTGCTGACCTTGAGGTGGTTGTAATTGACCTGGTACTTGTGGGTCTTCCATCATTTCTTCTTCTGGATAGCGCATTTCATAATCCATATAATCAAATACGCTTTCAATATAATCTGCAGCACGAGTTAGTTTGCGCTGCACCCATCCATCTAATCCTTGTTCTTCACCAACATTCTTTAGCAGTTCGTGCAACATGATTGCTAACTTTGCTGTGCGATAAAGATCAGCACGAGCCATATGAACTTCATTATCACGTGGTTCTTCACTATAATTTGAACCCATTGAATATGAACGTTGTGGCTGACTTACAATCTCACAATCACATTCATCAAGACTTGTAATAGTTTCTGGTAATTTAATAAGATAACGACCAGTAGGCAATTTCCATACAGAAGTTCCACGAAAACGTTGTAATAATTTTTCTGCATCATCGTAATTTACAATGACAGGACGATCATCCTTGTATAATATTTTTCCATATACTGAACTGTCATGAACTTTGTAGTTACTCATCTAAGATATCCTTTGAATTATTTATTAGTTTGAGGTAATCTGTATTCTATAATCTGTAGATGAATATGTAAAAGTGTTGCCCATACCATTTACTAATCTATCTTTATTGATAAAAAATCTAGCAATTTTTATTTTTTTGTTGCCTATGTTTTGTATATTAACTTTAATATTTTTTATATGTTCATACGAAAATATAAATCGTTCAACGAGCATTTTGTCACTTGTAATTGCGGGAAAAACACGTTCTACAAATAATTGATTATTTGCTGTTATTCTATAAACAATATCACCTTTAACATAATCGTATGTTTCGGGATATAAAACTATAGCAATTTCAATTTCTTTTTCTTCTAACAATTAAACACCGCAACTAAATCCTTATATAATTTAGTGCTACGTGCTCGCTCTTGAAGATTTTCACTATTTTTTATCTTATTGATTTTGGCACTCAAGCGGCGTAAATCGCTGCGAGTAAGTTTTCTGCGCATCTTCTTGCGTAGAAACGATAACGCCTGTCGTTTTAAATTGACAGGCGGTTGGTATGTTGTGGCGTGTTGGAATTCTTCCCAAAGTTCGGTAACTTCATCCCAAGTGTCAAGGGTTTGTGTATCATACATAGTAGTTCCCTCATGCTAATTCTCCCTGTTTAGCAAAACGCTTAAGTGTTTTGGCAACACGGGCGAAATCTCTATCATCATATTTGATACCAATACCACCAGCCATCTGCCATGCCGTTATGTTTTTACCATAGTCATCAACAAGAATGTTGGAAACGCCACGTTCATTGGTAGCAAACTGTGCTTTATTATGTGTTAATTCAATTCCGCTTGGCAACATGTCATTGAAATGCATATTAATCCAAGCACGTTTTCCACTTTCGCTGCGACTGTCGCCAGCCAGTGGAGTAGAACAAATATAATATTCACCAAATGTTTCTTTGACAGTGCGAACAAGTTCCCTTGCATGAGGAAGTAAGGGAAGATTTACCCAAAATGTAGGATGGTCTCGCACAAGTTGTAATTTGGCTTCTGGGTTATCAATATCTTTATAGTGGTCTTTGCCATCAAGCCTAGCCCACTCACCAAAGAAGTCAGCCAATACGCCATCCATGTCTAGATAAACTTTGAACTCTGTTTTGACGACTTCATCTATACGCATGCGATTATTTATCCTGATTTTGACCATGCTACATCATAGCATATTCTGTGGATAAGTCAAGTATTATCCAAAAGAATGGACACGGCGCTCAACTTTGGATACCCATGCCTTACTAGGCTTTCCATGACCTTTATAGTATTGTAGCGGCTTGCCAGTTGTTTTACTGACAAGCGCCCAACGACCTTTTACTTTTTTCAATGTTTCGGTTATAAACTCGTGTGCTCTCATGATAGTTGCCCTACGCTCCAACCAGTTAGTCCAGCACCATTTGCTAGCGGTGTAAAATGGCGCACCGCATCTTGATAAGAATTAAAAGTTCCATTTTCTGATATCTGTCTACCTTGAACAAATAGCGCATACTCACCACGCCCACCAGGATTTGCAATTCTAGGTCTAGGTGCTGGTGTAAGTTCAGCAGCAGGTTGATTTACAATAGCCTCGCCTGGTCCCATATAGAATAATTCTTGTTCTTGGGTATCGGGATCAACAGCAAACATCTGAATACCATTAATGCCACCCAATGTGCCACCCCAACGCACCGAACTGCTATTGCGTCGTTGAATATCATTAGCATGCTCTTTTGCTTGTTCTGGATCGTTGTAAGTAAATGAAGTAATGGTTTGTCCAGTATCTGTGTATTTTAACAGATACTTTACAGCACGACCTGTAGCAGCACCAGAAGCAGTTGTATTTGATTGTGCCGCTTGTGGTGGCAGTGATGGCACACGGTCTTCGCCTCTACTAGTAATACGCATCATTTCATCACGCAAGTATTGTAGTGAATATTCATCTAATAGTAGAACACCAAAACGATCTGCTCGCAAACCACTTACGCCCCAATGTTTTTCAGCCGCAGGAGCAGCCATCTTTACTATTTCACTTTGATATGTTGAATACATTTCAACCTGTGGAATAAACACTATTGTTTTACTGTCCATTTCATTTGGATTAGTAGAATAGTATTGAACACGAACCATACTGTAGCCAGGGTAACGCAGACTTACATCAGCAAGTGGCATCTGACGGTCATGGGCAAACTTCACTGCTGCCTCAATCATATCATATGGAGCAGTGCCATTGATTTTTACTACTTGCTCGCCGTCTTCATTTTCCAAGAAACCATCAACTGGTCCGCTGCCTATCGGTGCAATAGGCTTACGACGCTCTTGGGCAGTGCGTAATTCTTTAACAAGTTGTTCTTTGTCAATAGCGCCAGCAGTGTATTTGGCAAACAATTGCATAGTATTGTCTTTTTCACCTATACCAGCACTTACAAACTTATACAGTTTCTTTTGATATTCTCTGCTTGCATCTTCAGTATCAGCAGCGGCACCTATGACACGAACATAACGCAACATAGTATTGCGAATTTTTTCATATTGTTCAAAATAGTTACCACCAGCACTGCGGAACTCAATATAATTTGGCTTGATATTCACGCTAACATAACGGTCGCCACGAGGAACCAATAGTTTATTGATTTCTTTTTTGGCAATATCTTGCAATCCACCACGCATCTTATCAAGGATTGCTGGTACATTCTTTCGGGCATTTCTACCACGCACTTCACGCTTTGCTTGATCAAAACTACTCTTAGTCCATCGTGAACCAGCACGACCAAATGCTTTAAGCACATACTCATCACCAAGCAACATGATTACTTTAAGATGGTCAATGTTTTCTAAGGTTTGATTAGGGATACTAACACCAATATGGAAACCTGTTGTGCGGTTTGTATAATAATCATTGCTCTTTGCCCAATCAAATACATTCTCTAACGCAGCCAAGCCATCTTCTAGGTTCATTGGAGGTGATACAAGTTCAATACCACCATCGCCATCATCATTTGGACTATCTAGCGAACTATCTGGTTCAAATATCCAAGTGCTTTCATCACGAGTTGCTCCGTGATATCCACTGCTTGCTCGTGCTTTATAACCAGTTGTGCGTCTAAAATCATCAACAACATCACCAATGTCTGTGGTTGGTTCTTCTCTACTTCTGCTATATGTATAATGCGGCCAAGTTAGCGATTCACGAGTATTGCGATTTACCCAACGCATCCAATCATACATGTCATCAATGCTATTACGACTTAAGAATCTGCCCCAAGTATATTCTTCGTTTTCTTCCATCCAATTGGTGCGAACATTATCTTTGGCATCATCAAGTTCTCGCTCACTTGCCTCGTCCATAGGCGTATCGCCTAATTCTTCTTGAACTGCGTCTTTGTAATCATCAGTGCCTTCAAATTCATTATCATAGGTTTCATATTGGTATTCACTAAATGCTTCATAGAACGATTCTAATGCACTTTCAACATCACTGCGAGTATTGTAATCGCTAACAAAAAAATCCATAACATCACGCTGACGATCACGATATGAAGCCGTGCCAGGAAAATCCTCATTGGCATCCATATCCTCTTCTTCTTCCTCATCGCCTTCTTCACCGCCAAGACCAGGAATATACATTTCGGTTTCAAATCCAACCTTCATGCTCTTGGCAAATGGAGTATCAGCAAACTTTTCAAGAGATGTAGGACTCATATTGATTTCGTTTAGGATACTTTCTTCAATACTTTCGTTACGAGGAGCAAGTTGAACTTCATAATCCTCATCACCAAGATGTTCATCTGACCAAGATTCAGCATAGCGTTCAGCACCACGAGGTGATGCTGCACGGAACTCGTGGACTACACCACCTCTGGCAATGATTTGGTATTTTACACCTTCCACAGCAGTAATGTTAGAAGATGTGGCTGTTGCATTTGCTGGAATAGCATTGCCCGTAATATCATAACCACGATCTATTTCTAACTGTGAATATTGGCGTGGTTGTTCTGGTTGTGCGGTTGGTTGAGGAATTACTTGACCTTGCGTATCCCATAGATTATTGTTGTTTGGTGATCTTATAGCAATACTTGCTAATGGTAGATTACGTTCTTGCGCAAATCTTTGGGCTGCTTGCGTTGCTGCGTAAAAACTTTGTGCTTGTGTTGCTAATAATTCTGTGCCATCGCTACGGTTTACAACAACATAGGTTGCTGCGCCACCACTGGGCAATTGTAGTGCTTGTGTACCAGCACCAGGTATTGGTGTATTTGAATCATCGTTTGCAAGGGATAAGAACCAATCGCTATCACGATAACCATATTCACGCGTCAGACGAGCAGCAATGTCTCGTGCTTGCTCATTATCTGGCGCACGAAACTGTGTAACCGCCTGCTGATTGTTTGATCTGCGGATAACATACATAGGTTGAATAGATGATACAGTTCGATCACCGCCAATTGATAATGGTTGGCGTGTTAGAATATCATCTGCTTGACCATCACGATCACGAGTATCTCTTAACGCTACTAGGTCAAATGAACGACCACTTGCTCGCACTATGCGTGTGGCAATATCATATACATCACTGTAAGTCATTCTTGGAGATACTACAAATGATTGCCATGGGTTGCCAGTTATACGACTGATAATCTGAAATGTAATACCACCAATCCCATCGTAATCTACATACGGTGTATCATCATCGTCACCACCACCAACATTTGGTTGCGGTGCTTTTGCTTTCTTGGCAAAATCACGCTTGCTTTGTGCTGTTTTAACATAACTTATAAGTGCTGCGCGAGGCATATTACCTGTTGCAAATGCTGTGAAATACTTGATAGTATCGGTTTCATCTTTTTTATCAGCAGTAAGCAGTTTGGCAAATTTCTTTTGGTATTCTTGGCGTTCTGCTTCTGGGTCAAGGGCAATGTTCATAGCATATACAACACGTAACAGTGTGTTTACTACTTCATCAGTATCCATATCAAGCCAGTTACCGCCTGGTGAACGAAACTCTACACGATTATCTTTTGTATTGATACTTGTAAACTTGTCAGTATAACCACTGTGAATAAGTTTGGATGCTACTAGATTTAAATTCTGACGCATCGCATCAACGGCTTTATTAGCCTTTTCTGGATTTTGTTTAATGAATGAGGCAATCTGTTCAAACGCACTACGAGCGTATGAATTACCAAGACGACCAAACTTTTCAAGAATATACTTGTCGCCTAAAAATAGTGCAAGTTTAACATAATCAAGTTTATCTAACTTATAACCTGGTATAGAGATGTTCATATGCAAACCAGTTTTATCATTGGTATAAGCATTGCCATCTTTTGCCCACGCCTTGACCTTATTGATTTGGTCAATCATAGTTGTGATATCAAGTGGTGGTGATACAAACTCTAAACCTTCGCCACCTTTGCCACGAGTAGGTTGTAGACTGCTATCTGGTTCAATAACATACGCATCGTTTGGCTTTGCTATGCCGTGATAACTGCCGCTCTTAATAGTCTTCATACCAACAGCACGACGGAAATCACCTACATCAACAGTAGAGCGAGTTCTGCGGTCATAATAATCAGGTTCAGTCCAGTTTGGCCAAGATAGCCCAAGACTGCTATTATTTGCCAAATTACTCATATATGCGCCACCATAGTTGTCTTCTAAAAATTGTTCAAGATAGTCGTCAATGTTATCGTCATCTTCAAGATTATCTACCCAAGTTTGGAAATATCGTGATTTAAACTCTTCATATGGATCAATCGTATCAATTTCTTTAAATAGTTCTGCTTGATTAGCATAATCACGACCATAACGTTGGTCAATAAAATCTTGAATACGGGCGCTAGTATAATTATCCCATAGCGGACCTTCAATATAATCGTTCCATGCGTCATGGATCAAAGCAGTTGCAAAGTTTACTTCACGACGACTATTGTGGTCGCCAACGAAGAACTGCGTAACATCTTGTACTAATGCACTAAAACTTGCGGTAGAAACACGCTCATCTTGGTCATAGTCTGGTTCGCTATCAAAGTCTTCATATGGATCATAATCATCATCTTCCTCTTCTTCAAGATTAGTGACGATAAGTTCAAATTCAAGACCTGCCTTGGCATTGGGAATCTTTGCCACTGCCGCACGAAGGGCTGACGGACTCATATTCACTTCATTTAGGATTTCTTCAAGGATTAGGTCTTTGTCGCTCATTTATATATTTACCGTTTTTAAGGTTTGCGTTGTTTATTCAAATACTGTACTTTTGCGCCATTTTCATCTGGTTCAACCTCACGATCCCAAGGAAATGTGGCTACCTGACGGTCAGGATAATCATTGCCGCCACCAACAGTTCCTATGATAGAACCAGCGTGTTCATTTTGTTGCGGTCCAAATTTCTTTATAAACTTTGCTTTGTCTTTTGGCATTTCGTAGTCTAATGAAATTTGGTTATCAATTCTGCCTCGCTCATCAACTATTATATCAACTGCAATATGCTTAAATCCAAGTGCAGTTTGTGCATATACACGATACATCTTTTTAAGGTCAGGCAAGAAACCTTGAACAAAAAACGAAACGGTTGCTTTTGCAAAACGCACATATCCAAGTTTAAATGCTTCTTCATATCCATCAATGTCTTTACTATAAAGCCATCCCAGATGTTCTTCCTTCGTAACATATTCAACTTTGCGATTAGGCAAAATCCAACCATGTGTTTCATTCGGGTCAAGTGCTTCTTCAATGCTTTCACTTTGTTGTGCTTCTGCATCCCACTTCTTGTGTAAGAATGTTAGCAAACCTTTTACATCGCTAGCACCGATTTTGCGCATTGCTGCAATAATTTTAGTTGCTGCTTCATAACCACTGTTGCCTGGCTTACGAGCATTGGTAATTTCATTACGTAACCCAAGGTCATCAGCAAACTGACCACCGCTCCAATAGGTTAAACTATAACGCAGTTTATTTGCTTCTTTGGATAACTCACTGCGTTTCTTCTTAAAGATAAGTTCTAACCAAGGAGCAAGATATTTCTTACCATTAAAGGTGCTTATATAACCAGTCTTCTTTTGACCACGAATTAAATCTTGGGCTTTGCTTACTGGTATTGCTCGTTTGGTGTCCTGTAACTTCCACGCATTTTCATTGCTATAAAGATAAGTTGGTAAGCCACGCTTCTTTGCTACAATCATTAACTGACGAGTAGTTGGGCTTGCAAATTCACCTGCTTCTTTAAGCAAAATATGAACGGCTGTAATAGCATCTGCTGGTATTGTTGGCTCACGTGAGAATACACGGTCTTCGCTTTCACTGTGCTTTTGCTTATCAAATCCTGCCCAATAGTCAATTGCTTTAACTGGATAACGACGATTAAACCAATTGCCATCAAGATTAAACATAACAGCAGTGCCGCCAGTAAATTCGTGATAACCGCCTACTTTGCTGCGAGTGGTAGATAAGAAATAGTTATAACCTTTTGGCGCATACTGATCTTCTACACTACCAGTAGAAATGCTCAACATAAACTCATTGTTTTTAAGAATGTTTAATGCTGCCCCTACACTGCCTGTATAGTGGAACAGCACTGGTGATGCTGCTTCGTCAATTTGTGATTCTGCTACTAATTCATTCTTTGTGATAGATTTCATAATCGGTAGATAGCGTGGTTGAACTTTTTCCATATCTTCACGATGTATGTCAAGATGACCTTTGCGAATAAGTTCTGCGTGATACATAAAATCACCAAAACCATCTTCTTCTTGTGAAATATGTTGATTGGCATAGTCTTCAAGTTCTTGTGCTATTGCCAACATGTTGCTATTTGGTTCAATAGTTTCATCTAAATCTTTACGATGACTGCGCTTGTAATATGAACACCAACCATTTGGCGCAATCTTACCACTAACAGCCGAACAACCATGAGGAGGACGCCACATAGTGCAATGATCACAACGTTGACCATTGCGAGGCATATCCTGGTACTTTGCTACGGCTTTGGTTGATTTTTCTGCTGCTTCATCTAAATTTTCATTTGCCAAGTCAGGAGCAACCATATAACTGTTCTTGGAACCTGGTGGAAATTCAAAACGTTCCATGCCTTTCTCACGAGCAGCGGCACGAGCCTTCTTGAACATTAGCGTCCACCAGCGGCGATTAGCATAATCTTTATTGCCCATATAGGCTTTTGGATCAGTAATGCGCAACTCTGCCCATTGGTCAGGAGTTAGGTCTTCATCTAATTCATACTTTGGCAAACCATATAAATCAAGGTCTGTGCCGTGTGTAGAACCATAATCGGTATCGTCCTTATTAGGTTCATATGGTTTGCGACCACGTTTTACAAGTTTAGGATTATCGCCCCAATCGCCACCAATGCCTGGTGCTTCGGTAACAATGCCCATTGCCTTTAACATAGCACGAGCAACTACACGGTCTTTTTCTTTTTCTACTTCTGGCAACTGTGCATAAGTTTGTTGGGCAAGAGCATAACGTTTCTTTTTCTTGTCGGGAATAGTTGGAGTATCTAACTGCAACTTGCCCATATAATCAGCCACGGCAGTTTTATTCCAACCATCGTGGATAGCATTAGCAATTGCTTCTACATCTGTAATGCCACTATCAATCATACGCTTTGCAGCAGTGGCACTTTCAATGTTTGCCAACCAACCAAAGTTATTGGTAGGTGTAGATAAACCATAGTGATAAGCATCATCAAGTGCTTTATCACTTATGTGTGCAAGTTGTTCTACTGATAGGCTTTCACGGATAATGCTTTCACTGATAATACTTTCTTCAACTGTCTCACTTAGTCCCATGCCACTACGAACTGCTTGGAATAGTGTTTTACCATCTACCATAATATTTTGTGGCACACGGGTAGCACGTTCAAATGCTTCTGGGTCACCAATCTTCGCTGCTTCACGAGCATTTGTAGCACTCGTTAAGCGAGGGCTTTCCATAAAGGATAACGGTTCAAACTGATAGAAACCGTGTGCTACTTGCTTGCCGTTGTATTGTTCCAATACTGGTCGCATTGATGCCATATCGTCTTCACCAGCCACGAAAGTGGCACTACGGAAGCCTTTGTCATAAAGATATGCGGCTGCTTGTAAGAATGTTTTAATTGAGGGGTCTTCAACGAGATGTCCTTGTGTTTGTGGATAAAGTGTTTTTACCCATTTTACTTTTTGATCATAGGTAAGAGGATTCTTTTTAGTATCTTGACTTTTACTAAGGAATAATGCCCAACTGCCTTTCTTTGCCACGCTGGCAAGAGTATTAATTAACCCTTCGTGTCCAAAGTGCGGAGGGTTCATACGTCCAAATGCAAATGAAATATGCGGATTTGGTGCTTCGTTAAAAATGGTGCGATGGCTTAAGGTCATTATACAATCCAGATAAAATATTTATCTGTATAATGGGTAGGGGTTAATTTGGTGTCCAGCGATGACGAGGCACAAGTTTAATATTAGGTTCGCCATAATTAACATAACCTTCGCCACCTTTTTGACCTTTGGTAGTTTGTTGAATATCGCCACCTTCACTATCTAATTGGTCAATAATTTGATTCTTAACCGTGCGAAGATTTTCTAATACCGCAAATGTAGCAATAAATCCTCGTTGATTTTGCGCAATCCAGTCTTGAATTTTTTGTTGCATTGGCGCAGATTGCCTGCTACTGCTAGTTAGCCAAGTTATAAATTCACTTGCAAGGTCATTTGTTCTGCCAACCCTTGCCATCTGATTGTTAAAGTTATAAAGAACGCCTTTAAATCCTGCCATTTTCATAGCAGCAAGGCGTTCATCATTTAAAAAATTATCAATAGCAACTTTATTTGCAGCAACATATTTCTGTAAGTCTTGTAATTTTTTTGTATCAATTTTAACGGGTTGCTGTGCATATTTTGGACCCAACACAATTAAACCTTGTGTTTTATTAAATGGCGTAAAATCATCAATAGGTTGCTGTTGATCATCGCCCATACCAAACTGTGGAAAGTATGCATGTCCTACAACTGCTGCGGTTGCTTTTGATATACGTTGGCCAAGTTCAGTTGATTGTGGTACGCTATAGGTAACATTGTTTGGTGTAAATGTGTATGCATTATTTTCTAATTGGGGACGACGCATAAACAATAAATCACCATACACATAACCACGAAAATCTTGTGGAGTTGCTGCTTCAAACAGCGCCCATAGACTAGCATACTCATTAGCAAAACGCATACGTTCATCTTCTTTATCGGGCGTAACATTGCCAGTACTCATGATAAATTTAACAAGTTCTGCTGGACTTTGACTTTTTCCGCTGCTATCGGGTTTTAACCAACCATTGTGTCCAACCATGATAAATTTACCATTTGGCTCACGTCCCCAATATACTTGAGGTTTGCCATCCCATTTCCAACGCACGGTTTGTGGATTGCTTGCGAGAGCGGAAAGACGAGAAATGGCAGTAGATGCACCATCACTGCCATTTATCAATACCAAATCTTCTACGTGCTGAAATGCACGTCCTACTTTTGGTGCCTCGTTTACTATCTGATTTATGAACATCAAATATTTATAGGTTTTCTAAGAACCACATATAGGTAGGAACACTAATAGTTAAACGCCATTCACCATTTAAACCAATAACATTGAGTTTTTCTGGTAACGGTTCATCTTCATATATTGGTTTGCCACCTTTTGTACCAATTTGTTTGTAGAATCTGCTATTAAAATATGCAAGCCATTCTAATTCAATTTCATCAATTTCAACTTCTTTAATCCACAAAAGTTGATCAGATAAAATATTGTTGCTATCATCTACTTCGGTATGTTTTGGTTTTTTGTTAAGCAATCGAATCTTTAACTCATGCTCACCTTCTGGCAATTCTTTAGAAAAAGAAACAGATTTAATTTCTTTATTACTTTCTAATTCAGAAACTTGTCCGCTTTCAATTGATTCATCATCAATTAAAATTTCATAACTTGGCGGCTCATTGTGCCAAGTACTACTAAACTGGATTTTAAATTCTACTGTTTCTAAATCATCAGACATAAAGATTAACCTTTTTTCTTACCTAGCTTTAATTTAATTGGCTGTGGCGAAGCAGTTGGAGTTGCGGGTGCTGCTTGTGCCTGTGGGTCAAGATGATGTGGGCCACCATTTGAAGTTTGGTTGAGCAGAACTTTCTTAAGTTCTTCAACATTTCCCTCATACTTGTGATAACCAGTATGGTCAAGCTTAATGCCAGTGTCGGCAAAAATCTTACCACCTGCCATACGCCATAGATAACAGAATGTCCAATCTTCGGAAAGATAGTTATCATCCTTGTCAATCATAGTATCAAACAAGCCATACATAAGTGGCTCATACTGCGCACCAATGCCGATATTATCACGATACTTAAGTTCTGGATGCAGGTTAATCAATTGTTCAATAACCTGACGCTTTACCATCATGAAGCCTGTTCCAAGAGTTGAAACTTCAACAAGATCACCCATAGTAATTGGATTTGGAACTGTGTTAATAACATAGCGAATTGGGATACGCTTCATTGGATATACACCACCGACGACATCCTGATTGGCGAGTAGCAAACGAATGATCGCTTCTGGATCAAATCCAAGATCAACGTCAATAAACATTAGGTGTGTTGCTGCTTGGTTAAACAAAAACTTTGCAACAAGGTTGTTTCGCCCACGAGTAATAAGTGATTCATTAACCATCGTATCAATAGAATAGTTAAGTCCCATCTTACCCGCAATAATGCCAAACTTAATCATTGCAATAAAAGTTGCTTCATTGCATAGACCACCATACATTGGTAGGCAGAAATGAATATGTTGTTTTCTTAAAAAATCTAATGCCTCTGGCGGCAAACCAAACGTATTATCTTGTGGTGGTTGTTGATTAATTTCTTCTGTCATTGACTCTTTCCATTAAGTGTAGATATTATTATATATCTACTATAGCAAGTGTAACAGAATTTTTATGTATTGTAAAGAACTCTATTAATATCACCAGCAGAAAAATTTGTGATATGCGCACGGCACCACACAAAATTTCCAGTAAAATTATAATAGCTTGTGCCATTTACAGGATTAGTGCCATCACCAACTGTAGTAGTAGTTATATCAAACCAATCGTTCTCTGTTGGATTTGTTAATAAGGTTGCTTGAAATTTAATTATACCAACAAATCCACTTAAGCTATACGTTACAGTGTGTAAGCCATCTGTATAACCATAGTATCCGTTACCTTTAAAAAGGTTACTGCTCCAAGTAGTACTAACGCCATCATATGGCGGATAAACTTGTCCAAACTGAATTGCACTTAAAACTACTTGCGGTAAGCTAGCCATTATTTTCCACTTCTACTAAACATTTATCGCCAGCTAGTTCTTGAATAACTGCAACTAACTGGTCTATAGTATCGCTATCTAGTTTTGTGTCAGCAGTTTTATTGTCTGCAACTAGTTGCGATACTTTTATTGTAATTGATTCTTCAAATAGTTTAGCCATTGATATTCTCCAATGTATTTATTCTAGGCTTACGCCCACGCTTCTTGCCCGCCCCACGATTCGAGCCATTTGGTTTAATATCATACGCAAGACCAAGGCGAGTAGGTTCCATGCCATCAATTTCATCAATTTTTTCAATAGGAACACTAAATTTGCGACCGCTGCGATGAGAAGAAATAAACTTTAGCGTTCCCTCATCACTTACGACCTTATCTACATTGAGAAATAAACGTTTTTCCATTGGCATACCACCAAATGCTGGAACAGGACAACGTGCTAAAATACGAGTCTTGTCATTTACGATACCACGAGAAATCAATGCTGTTGCTAATTCAATATTCATTATGTTACGCTTTCACTTTCTTTACTAATTTATAGACTTTTTTGATACCATCTTGAAACAACATATACAGTAGCGGAATATTGTCTGCACTTCTGCAATAAACACGAACTGTGCCATAGTAATAACCTGTTTCAAAACCTGTGGCAGTACGAGTACACCAGCGATTTAGTTCGTATGGAAATGACAAGTCATCTTTGTTGTTATTAACAAACTCATACAACTCAAGTAGATTTTCTCGCTGTGTTTTTCTGCCACCATAGCCACCTGTTTGCCAACCCCAATAAGTTTCAAACTCAACCTGATAAGGAATATCTGGGTCATACCTTGTTTCACTTACCAGTTTAACATCAACTGCGATATTGTCAAGGTTTTTAATTTCAGAAATATACTGATTATTGCTTGTGGTAAATCCTTTGACTGATGCAAGCAATGATGGATCAGCAAGAATTGCATCAAGCGCAGTGGTGCTATTCGTAAAGAAACGCAAAAATGATTCTTTACGAAGACGACAGTATGGATCAAGCTTTTTTAAGACATTTCGCATATTTCCAAAAATATTCCAATCTCTTGGAATTGCTAGTTCTACACGAAAATGATACTTTCCATACCATAGTTTGTTTTCGGTACTAATATGCCATTTAAACAAATGGTCTTTAAACCGATCACGGTATTCAATCAGCGTTAATTCTGCTATCTCTGTCATCTTCTGCCACCAATTCTAACTTGTCACCATTTAGGTCCACCTTAATATTAGCATAGTTTCCTGTCTTGTCAAACAGTATTTTCTTTGCTAACGGAACTTTAATGTGTTCATGGATAGTGCGTTGCATTGGTCTGGCACCAAGACTTGGAGTATATCCTTTCTTGCATAACCAATCCCATGCAGCATCAGTAAGTGAAACAGATGTATTCTTTAGGGCAAGTTGCTCATTAAGGTCACGAATAAACTTCTCTGCAACCTTGCGAATTGTAGCGTTATCAAGTTTGTTAAATGTAACAATCGCATCCACTCGATTGCGGAACTCTGGGCGGAAGAACTCCTTAACCGCAGCATCAACTGCATCCACATTTGTACCGCCACCAAAGCCAATAATGTTACGTTCGCTATCAGCAGCACCCAAATTACTAGTCATAATAAGGATAGACTGGCGGCAATCTGCTCGTTTGCCATTGGTGCCAGTGATGAAACCTTCGTCCATAACTTGCAACAGCACCTGTGAAACATCAGGATGTGCCTTTTCAATCTCGTCAAAGAGAATGATAGAATGTGGATTCTTGGCAATCTCACTAATAAGCAACCCACCAGCAAGGTTAGCATCTTCATAGCCAACATAGCCAGGAGGCGCACCAATAAGGCGTGAGATAGAATGACGTTCTTGATACTCACTCATATCAAAGCGCAGCAACTTCATACTTAAACGATCTGCCAATTGCTTGGCAAGTTCTGTTTTACCTGTACCAGTAGGTCCAAGGAACAAGAATGAGCCAACAGGCTTGTTATCAGCCTTTAGACCAGCCTGTGATACCCACACACGGTCAAGGACTTTATCAACTGCCGTATCTTGATTATACACAACTGCTTTAATCTCAGCGCCAATGTTAGGCATAATCTTTTGTGTATTTTCAGCGCCTAACTGTGCTTCTGGAATTCCAGTAATGCGAGAAAGTTCGCGACGAATCTGCGCCACATCAATGGTGCGTGAGCCACGTGCTTTTGTACGGCGCAATGCTGCAGCACTGTCAATAAGATCAATTGCTTTATCTGGAAGTTTCTTATCTGCTTGATAACGAGCAGATAGTTCTACTGCCTCACTAATTGCTTCATCGGTAATTTTTACACCATGAAAAGTTTCATAGTTTTCTTTAATACCAAGCAGAATAGTTTTACAATCCGCAATACTTGGTTCATCTACAGCAACACGATTGAAACGACGCATAAGCGCACGATCTTTTTCAAACTGCTGAGTATATTCTTCCCAAGTAGTTGCAGCAATAACCTTAAAATCACCACGAGCAAGTGCTGGTTTTAACATATTAGAAAAATCTACACTGCTATTACTGCCACTGCCAGCACCACGCATCTGATGCGCTTCGTCGATGAATAAAATAATGTTACCAAGTTCGGTAGCTGCTGTGATAATTTCTTGAAGCTTCTCTTCAAAATCACCACGATACTTTGTACCGGCAAGCAGCGAACCAATGTTTAAACTATAAACTTCATGGTCTTTTAGGAATTTTGGTACGTCGTTATTGACGATATTATATGCAAGACCTTCTGCAATAGCAGTTTTACCAACGCCAGCGTCACCTACTAGTAACACATTGCATTTGTTCTTGCGAGCAAGAATCTGCGTCATATCAGCAATTTCAGTAGTGCGACCAATTACCGCTTCAATCTTGCCATTGCGTACCATCTCATTTAAATTAGTACAATGTTCATCTAGCGCATTGTTTGCTAGGTTAATATTTTTCTTGTTCTTGCTCTTATTATAAGTTTCAATAACCTTTTCAGGTTCAACGCCATATTTTTTTAGATAAAAAGCAGCATGACTATGTGATTCTTTTGTAATTGAAAGATAAAGATCACTGATATGAATAGTTTGGCGACCAAGTAAAATTACTTGTGTAAAAGCACGATTGAATACTCGCTCAAGACTTTGTGTCTTTTTCGGCTCATCATCTATATTACTTTGTGGATAGTTTTCGAAGATATAATCTTCAATTTCTTTGGCTAGATTCTCTACATCTACACCCATTGTCTGTAATACTTGCATAAAACTTTTTTCATGTAGCATAGAATATAGTAAATGTTCAACTGTAAAGTATTGATGATGGTTTTCAGCAGCAAATTGCTTGGCTACCTTAACAATTTTTTCAAGATCGTTGTTGCTATTAAATTGGGTCATAATATTAATATAGCACCTTTTCTATTTAAGTCAAGTGTTAATTGGTTTGATTTTTTGTATTTGTGCAATTAAATCAAGTTGTTGTGCAGTAAGTGCAGATGGTATAAGGATATTAATCTTGGCAATATACTTGCCACGAGTACCGTTCTGTCTAGGGAATCCTTCGTCAGTTATACCAAACTGGCTTTGATGTTGAGTTCCTGCTGGAATATTAATTTCAATTGTTTTACCACTTGGTAACATAATTGGTATATTGCAACCCATGATTGCTTGGAAACAATCAATTGTTATTTCTTCAATAATATTTTCGCCATTTCTTAAAAATCTTGGATGGCTACGAACTATTATCTGAACTTCTAAATTACCACGAGGCACTGCTGGATTAGCATCATCGCCACGTCCAGAAATAGTAAAAACATTACCGTTTTCAATGCCTGGTGGAATTTCTAGTTGCAAAGTATCGGTTTGATTTGTTGTTCTAAATTCAATAACTTTTACTTGACGTTCGAACGTTTCTAAAAAATCCATTTCAATAGTTACACGAATATTACGATTTCGTGGTTGCTGACGAGTGGCAAATCCAAACTGTTGTGCAAATTGTTCGTGAAATGCACCAAATGGGTCTGGTCCGCCGCCAAAATTAAAATGAAACTCAAATGGATTACCGCCACCACGGTGTTGTGCCTGGCCATATGGATTATACTGTGGTTGTGGATTGCGCCGAGTATGATCATAATGCGCACGAGCGTTTGGATCACTTAATGTGCTATATGCCTCGTTAATTTGCTGAAACTTAGCCTGATCACCACCCATATCTGGGTGATGCTGTTTAGCAAGGCTTCTAAAAGCTGCCTTTAATTCTTCGGGGCTAGCAGTTTCTGCCACTCCCAATGTTTCATAATGATTCATTTTTATTATACAATTTTTCTGCGTTTTTATAAGCAATCTTCTCACAAATATGTGGTGGTACTTGTGCTAAAATTTCACGCCATACATCAATAATTTCTGGATAATGTTCCCAAGCAGCAATAGTATGACAGTCTGTGCCAAACATGATTTGATCTTGCCAACGATTTAATAAAGCCAACCAGTCACGTTTAATCTTACCATTGGTTTCTAAGAAACTGCTTTCTAATCTTGCTTGTTTTTCTTTGCTCTTTAAACTATAACGACCTACCCAATCACCATATTTGTTGAGCCATATTTTGCGAAAATGAAACATATCTTTTTTACTAATCGTCATATAAACATTTTTATGACGATTTAATATTTCATTTGCATGTGCATCATCTGTGTATGCGCAATGTGGAATAATAAAATTAACATCTGAATATTCAGAAAATAATTTATTAAAATCTGGCCAATCACGTTCCCAATTATAATTTTCCCAATGAACCATTACAGGTATATTACGTCCTCGCAACCAATTCATAAGTATTTTACTATTTGGTGCTAAACAATTAACATATCGCTCACCAGTTAGATTTTTTTCTTTAAATTCAATAATATGCTGCTTATCAGCATGAACATAATGAAGTTCGCCAATAAATTTTGCGCCTGCCCGAACTTCATCCATTGTATCTTTAACAAAAGCCGTAGTTAAATCATCACGTTGATCCATACGCTTGTATGTGCCTAACACAATCTGCCCTGGATATTTCTTAGCAATATCTATAGTATGCTGACGACCATCTTTTTCTTGTTGATAACGTCCAAACAGCGCAAGGCGATACACTCCAGTTTGATTCATCATATCAATAATATGTTCGCCACTGACATTACTATTAATTTGTCCCATTGCGTCAAATATAGGACCATTGTATTTTACTTTTGGTTTGTTTAGTTTATTGAGTTTTAATCGCAAATATACAAAATATTCACAAAAATCTTGATAAAAATTATTCAGCATAGAAATCTCCTCACTTAGATAATTATGCCATGATAAGGTCTATCTGTCAAGAATTAAGTGGTGCTGATTGAGCCACCAGGTGGCTTTGTTGCCCCTGTTGCTGCGCTTGCTGCGGATGTTTTTTCTTGAGTTCTGCCATAAGCAGAAATACCAAGAATCGCACCAAATGCAAGGTGAATTAACCCACCATTTGACAGTGTAAGGCTTTGCCATTGAGCATAGGTAACTGTATTTGCACCTAAACTTTTTAAGAAAATTGGCATCAACATGCTTAGAATTGGTGCAGCAACAAAGTCAAAGAAACAAATTAGCATATAAAGCCAACCCATTGCAGGACGCCAATATGACTTCATCCAGTGTTCGCTTGCTTTATCTTCTTTTTTATTTTCTTCTTTGGCTATCTGCGCACGTTCATACGCAACTTCATCTTCTTTTTGGTCTTCATGACGATCTTCAATCGCCATCTTATGATATTCTTTCTTTTCTTCTAACGCAAAACGCATTTCTTCAAGACGAAGTTTGCGAAGTTCAATATTATTTTGGTCTGATTCTGATAATACAGGTGCAGGTGGAGCAGCAGTTTTTAGCTGTGCATCATCTGGACGTTCATCATCCGCCATACGACGAGGGCCAACTGGCTCATCATCATCTTCAATTGGTGCTGCCACTGGTAGTTCCTGACTTGGTTGTACCTTGGGTAGAGGCTTGGGAATCGTAATAAGATTTGTATGCGTTAATTTGTGCTTGATATTGTCTAATGACTTTAACAAGATTGGCTTGATTAACAGATAGGTCTTCGTAATCTCTTGGGTTAATGGCGAAAAGGCTTTCGCTATGTGCTTTTCCAAATGCCGTGTCAATGTGATCTTCACTTCCAGGTTTTGCTGATTTATTTACCACGTGCCATTCAACGTCATTTAACTTAACTTGATCTACGCTAGGTAGTACAAGTGTTGGACGTTCAACAGTAACAACTGCTGTGGTAGGCTGCATTGTTTGACAAGCAGCGAGTAATAAACATAAGGGAATTGCTTTAGCAACCTTGAGCATTGGTTAAACCTTTATTGACAGTATCTTCTATGCAGCGGAATGATTTGGCTGTTGCATCATTCATACGCTTTTGTAATTCTGTAGGCTTGCTTTGTGCAAATGCGCCAAGGTCACGATTATTCTTTGTGAATTTTTCTTGGATATCTTGCACTTCATTACGAGCAGCCTGATAATCATCAAATGTTTTTTGTGAAATTGCTTGCTGTTCTTTTAAATCTGCTTGTGTTTTTTCTAACGTAGCAGTAGTAGTCTTAAGAGCAAAGTCTTTTGTTGCTACTTCTTGATTTAATCTTGCCAATTCATCTTGAGTATATTTAAAATACCCAACACCTGCGCCTATTAAACCAATGATAACAAATATCTTCCAAAGGCTAAATCCGAACATTAGATAATCCCACTTAATCGCTTGATGTCTTCTATATCACTATTTAACTTTTTAGTTTCATTTTTTATTCTTGTGAAATTTTTTACACTTTCATCATATTTTTCAGCAGTAAGCGGAACTATTTTTTCAAAATTTTCTTCGTTCATCTGTACATAATCGCCGCTTTTATACCAACGAAATTTCCATGAATCAGGTTTAATACCAGTTAGATGATCGAGGTCACCTAACATTTCTTTTATATAATTAAAGATGCCTGGTTTGCGTTGCACTTCAACAAATACTAAACGTTCATTATCGCTAACTTCACCTGTGCTTACGTCAGCGTCTAACACCCAATCGTAGCCATTTTCTAGATAGCTAACAAGATCATTTGCTGGCATAATATCACGAATTTTAAAACTTAAAGTGACAACATCACTTGCTTGTCCCATCTTGCTGTTATATTCATCAATGTGAATAGTTTCATCAACAAGATAGTTAAGGTCGCCCATTTGCAAACCTTCAGATATTTGGTTGCGCATTTTCTTCTGCTCCTGGTACTTCTTGTGGTGCAGCCTGAGGTGGCGCATTATTTGCAGTACTCTTATCAGTTAGACCTTTTTCTATACTAGTTTGTAAATCAGCCAAATCAACTTCTTCACCTGCAATTTCAACACTTCCTTGCTTAATATCACTCATAAGTTTTTTTGGCAACATCATTTCCACATACCAAATTGGAAAATCAACTAATTTTCCTTTATGGCTACCTGGTCTAATATCTGCTGGACTGCGAATTTCTACAGGAACTTGAACTTTATCTTTGGTATAAGTTATCTTTGCACCATATGGCATAAGACGTTTAGCTGCAGATGGGTCTGGCATACGATCAAGTGGCCACATAAATTTGCATTTTACCCAATAACGACTAATAATTGGACCTTCTACTAACTCACCCAAACGCCAGTTTGGAAATGCATAAAAATCCATACTATCTAACACACGTTCAAAATCACATAGCATGCTTAAGCTAGCATCGCTCATATATAATTTCTTTATGCTTTCTAAATTTGCTTTAACACTCATAGCAACACCTTTGAGATATTTATGATTGTTAATGGTCTTCAAAGATTACAACATAATTGTCATATTATGGCATTAAATAATTATGTGTTACAACCAACACAGGAATCTCAAATGCAGCATAAGCGTAAACAGAAATATAATCAGCCAACAAATAGTTTTAACAATGGAAACGGAAACTCAAACAAACGAAATTATAATAATGTTATCGAACCTGACCAATTCTTACCTGCTAAAAAAAGAAATGTAGATATAATCCCAAGAAACCTTAATCAAGAACATTATCTTGACCTACTAATGGATGATAGTGTAAGTATCATCATTGCAAGCGGACCAGCGGGAACTGGTAAAACCTTACTTGCAATGCAAGCCGCAATTAAAGCCTTAAAAAATCGTGATATTGAACGTATCATCCTTACTCGTCCAGCAGTGGGCGTAGAAGGTGAAAAACATGGTTTTCTACCAGGTGATTTAAATGCGAAAATGGAACCTTGGACCAAGCCACTGTTTGATGTTCTCCATGAGTATTATAGCACTCGTGAAACTCAACAGATGGTAGAAAATCAAGTAATTGAAATTTGCCCACTGGCATTTATGCGTGGTCGTACCTTCAAGAACTCTATGATTATTGCTGACGAAATGCAGAACGCAACACCTAATCAAATGAAAATGTTGCTTACTCGTATCGGTGAAGGCAGTCGGATTATTGTGACAGGTGACGTTCGTCAAACTGATAGAACAGAAGGCGAGAATGGTCTATTAGACTTTAGCCGTCTTATTGAACGTTTTACTGATAGTGATCATGTTGGCACAGTTGAGTTCAACGGTGGTGACATTGAACGTCATCCTGCAGTTGAAGAGATTCTACGCATTTATGGCGATATTTAATTATTAGGACGACTTAATATCTTTAATAATTGCCAATTATTATAAGCTTCTTCAACGGATGGGTTTTCATGAGTCATATCTTTTACCCAACTGGTTTCTTTGACCCATCCGTTGATTTTATTTTCATATGAAGCAACCATCCATGCTTCTACTAGGTATTGTTCATACCAAGTGTCATTTCCATTATCATCTTTTTGCAATCCAAAAAACGCATTGCCATCCATAATAGCAATTGTTTCTGCAATAGGACGCAACATGCGTTTTTCTTGGGCAGTAAATTTCTTTTTGCGTGTTTTCTTATACGTGTTATATATATGACTAAGAATTTCCATTAACTTCCGCTAACTCACACAATGTCGCACTAAGATTAATTTCTGCATCGGCAACCATAGAATGATTGACTAGCCCATTACGAATGATAACAATAGCACGATCTTGCCCCTCATCACTTGTTGAGAACAATTCAAGATTGTCATACATCCAACGAAATACTTCTTCAATTTCATCAGCACGAACTTGGTTGCATAACAATTTACGTGCTTCTCGCACCTTTCCATTCTTAAATAATTCAACTGCGGCAATGCGGTAATCGCTACTGCTTTGCGTATCATTACTCGCAGAACTTAAGGTTCCACCATTACTTGCGCTTTGCAAACTGTTAATGCATTTGCGCAGATCAGGATATGCTGCAGTTACATAGCTATCCAGTGTATCTAATTCAAAATCAACGCCTTCTTCAACAAGAATGGTAGCAGCACGAGCAGTAAATTCTGTTTTATCAAGACGTTCAATATGAAAACCTTGACAGCGGCTATGAAGTGCTGGGATAATCTTATTAGGATAGTTACAGGTCATAATGAAACGTGCGCTTGCACTATAAGTTTCCATCAACCCACGCAACACTGCTTGCGCACTTGGTGAAAGATAATCTGCCTCATCTAGCAGAACAATCTTAAACTCACCAAATGGCATTGTAGATACAAATCCTTCAATCTTATCACGAATGAAATCTACACCATTATCACGAGAAGCGTTGATCTGCAACACATCAAAGTCATCTACGCCCAAGTCATGGATAAGAACTTTGGCAAGCGTTGTCTTGCCTGTACCAGGTCCGCCACTGAATAATAAATGTGGAATAGTACTGTCACTAATCCATTGACGAACTTGTGCCTCTTGAGCAGCATCACGCCATACATAATCGACCACGCTACTTGGACGATACTTTTCAACCCAAAGATAATTTTTTGTCATAGGATTATATTAACACTGTGTTAGAGGAATGTCAATTGTTTAATAAGTTGGATTTAAACCAACAGTTAAATCTTCTTTTGGTGGCTCATCGCTGCTCATAAGAATATCTTTGGGATCAACTAGACGAATGGTAGTTGATACACCATCTTCATCTGTCATGTCAAGCCCACGAGTCCAACGACCATGTGCAACAAGGATATATTCACCTACTTTTACATCTTCTTGTTTTGGTCCAATCGCTACTACTTCTGCCCAACGAGGACGAATACCCTGACCTTTCTTATCATCGTCAAGAATAATAATACCACCAAGAGTCATGCGTTCGCCAAAATCCATATCTTTGACCATAACATTATTCTTAGTTGGTTGAATTTTACGATAATCTTGATTATAATGTAATGTGCTACTGCGTGGTCCAATGGTAGTTTTCATATTCTGTTTCTCTGATTTCTTAATTTTTCTGCTAATTCTTGACTACGAACAAGTGCATCTGCATATCCACCACTTGTTGGTGCAGCAGTTGTTGGTTCAACAACTTGTGGATTTTCTTTACTTGCAGCAATGTCACTTGCTGGATCAGTGATAGGTGTTTCAAATATATCAGCGATTGCAGCCTGCGAAGCTTGATCACTATTAGCATATATCGGGTTATCACTTAATACCGAACCTTTTTGTTGTTCATAAACTTCTTTCATGATTTCATCCCTCGTTTTAGCTATTACGCCGCCTGGACCAATAATGTCACCACGTGCATTTTGACGACTGTTTCCGACAGCAATAGTACGTTCTTGATGAATCTTTAATGCATTGATATCTAAATATTTTCCAGTTGCTGTTCGATACACACCCATTTCTATTCCTTTTACACTATTTAACGCATAAATTCATTGAAGTTTAAATTATTTTTAAGACTATGAATACGATGGACGCCAATTAGGTATAGCACGAAACTTGCTACACTTGAACCACGACCAACACCCCATACTACACTATTTTTACGCATCGTGTCAACAAGATATTTTAAGTATTGCAGCAGTGGCAATAAACCTCTGTCAGCATATTCCATCAATTCTTGACCAGCACGTTGCAATTCATTTTGGTCTGCACACTGTTCCAATACCCACTTGGCAATATCCATATTCTTATATTCATCGGGCATAAACCATTCTTGTTGGTTCATGCTATGATATTCTGCTACTGAACCATTTAACGTTGCTAGTTTTTTAAGTGGCTTGTAATCAAGATATAAACTCTTAATAGCAGAATTATACTTTTCTGGATTTACAATGGTAATATCATCAATGGTAAGTTGCGGATTTGTATATAGTAATTCCGCTAACTCACTGTCGCTAATTATACTGCGACCATATTCGTCAAGATTTGTCACCCTTAATAACCTCTGGCTTCCACCCTTTTTTAAGTGGAACAATGTTGTTTTCTGATTTCTTCTTGGTTATTATAGCAGGTGGTTGATCCCATTGCAATATTGTTGGCCAATCATTTTCATCAGTTTCAACTATAAATTCTTTATTCTTTTTAATTGGAACGTCCCACGTAGTAGGAGTTGGTCTAAACCACCATGCTGGTTTTTCCCAACTTTTCATCGCCAAATCATCCATTACTTCTTCATTAGTAACAATATCTTCATCGATGTTTAATGCAATATCATCACTTTTATCGCTGCTAACAGAAATATATTCAAGAGTCGTTCGACCCTGTGTAATACTCAAAATCTTATACCACGTAACAACACCAATAACAAAGTTATTTGGTTGATATGGTAAGGTTACGATGCGAGATTTAAATTTCTTGTGCAGCGTTGGAAGTAACGGATTTTCTAAATGCACAAATATTGCATCTTGATATAAATCTTTTATTAAACTACGTATTCTACCAAAAGAAGTTTGTGGGTCTTCTTCATTGATAGATTCATCATTAAACCCAATGCTAATAGTATAATCGCATGGTTCAAGATAATCTTTAAAACAATTGATAGCAGTAAAATTTACATTCCAACTTACATCACTCATCCTATATCCAAACTATCCTTGAAAATTGGGTTTTCTTTTGCAGCATTTGCTTCTGCACGATAACGAGCGTTAATTTCTTCTTGGTAAGTATCTGCAACCATCCGCAACTGATTTAACATAGCAGTGTTACCCATCTTACCAGCAAAAGACATTTTCTTGTATGTTTCGTTGATAGTTTTGAGCAACTCATCCAATGTTTTTTCAGTTAAATTGCCCATCAATGGATGCATTATAGATCACCCTTCACACGATTTTCACTATGCCAAGCATCAAATTTGCCACCTGGATAGCGTGATTCTAACTTCTTTACATTTTCATTAATAACATCGTTTGGATCAAGTCCAAGTGCAGTACAGGCATTCATCCAATACCACATGATATCGCCTAACTCACGCTTCATATGGAATACGTTTTCTGCATTAAGTGGCTTGCCTTGAAAAAACATCTTCTTGATGATTTCATTAAACTCACCACTTTCAGCACTCAAGCCCATGCCAGCCGTCAATAACAATGCTGGACGAATATTGGTGCGGTCTTCTTGATATTCACTTAGTTCTTGGAAACGTTTTTCGAAAGCATATTCATACTTGCTTTCAGCACTAGTTACTTCTAGTACAAAGTCTTGGTACAGTTTAAGGTCTGTCATGATTTACTCCTACACTAATATAACGTTAGATAGGCTAGTAGTCAATATTAAATTTGTGTTTTAAACCATTTCTCAATGCCAGGATTACGTGGCGCACCAACGTAAGTATATCCCAAGTGAGCACCAGCACTTAATGTAGTAACATTTCCATTGATTGTATTAGCATGTAACAAATATAGATTAGAAACATTAACGTTTGCAGAAATCTGAACTACCTGACCATCAACTGCATAAGCAGGAAATGTAACATTAACGTTGCTAAGTTGTGTTCCAGTAGTACTGTCAAGGATAAGCTTGGTAGCCATTGTAATGGCAGTTGGGCTAGCAACTGTTCCATTTGCAACGTTAGCATACTGATAATCAGTATTATTACGCTGGCGAGATAGTGGGAAAACAGTAATGGTTGCGCCAGCGTTGTCGCTTACGAACTCATACCAGTATGTTCCAGTTCCACTCTGAGTGTAACCAATGCTATTATTGCTTGCATTATATTCTTGTAGATATTGCGTACCAATGCTTACTGCGCTTGGTAGAATCATGCGATGTGAAGAATCTCTAACAATTAGCTTTAAACGGATACGACCAACCGTGCCTGCTGCTGGAAAATTTGAAAATGCAACAGTAAATGTACCATTAGTTGAAACTATTTGGTAATGCCCACGGGTATGATCTAGTGTTACGTTTGTACTTACAAGACTATTATCATATTCTGTTTCACGAAAATCTTGAATTTGAGCACTGCTTAATAATGTACCAGCCATATTGTTATTAAGTGTGGTACCAGTTAGCGCACTCTTAACAATAACCTTGTTTTGCAAATCAGTGATTTCACTTGCAGCATATGCAAAGTTGTTAAGGATGTTGGTAAAGTTGTCACGAAATCCTTGACTGTCATTGTCAACGCCTGCTACAGGATATGCGCCATTGATATTGTTAGGATTAATATTGCTCATTTATTGGTTTCCATGTCTGTGGTATTTAGTTGTTTCATTTATTTATTTTAACAAATTTGTTTGTTTTAGATTTATCCATTATTCAAGAATATTTTCACGAGGAAATTTTAAGTAACTGTCATTGGCAAATGGTATTGTATATTGGTCTTCGTTGTTAATAAACACTGTTGCTTTTTTATCAAAAGTAGTAGGTGATTTAAGTTGAATTGTGCTAATATTTACTGACACATACGTTGGTACTGTTTGACCAGCAATACCAATACTTGCAGCACTATATTCTAATGTTTTGCCAGATTTTGCACCGAAGCGTACTGATACTACCTGATTAACTGTTATTTCTTTTACAAATGTAAGTGTTACTAAATTATTTGCGATAGAAATACTCCAAACACCAGCACGTTTGTTAGTGTTAGCAGTTCCTTGTTGAACTTCTGCATAACCAGGTACAGGCGTATTATTTTGTATCCATCCGTCATTTGTCAATGATGGAAAAAGTGTAGGGTTGTATTTTTCTTGCGTACTAAAAATTATTTGCTTACCGTTCCATCCGCCAGTAGTATCGCCATCTAGCCCACCGAGCGCAATAATACTAGCAACTGTGCTATTATCAACATAGTTAAATGGTATATCAATAGCATAATCAACACTTGCACTCGGAGTTATGCTTTGGATATAACCTGTGTCAAATGTAGTATATGCTTTCGCATCCCATTTTCCTGTTGCAATGTTGAAATTACGATCTTGATTATTATCTAAAATATATCTATCTGCAACAAATGGTACAGTTTTAATGTCTGTTGGTACGCTATGTTTTAACTTATAAAGAACTTTTTCACCAGTTCCTGGTTTTAAGTAAGCAAGCACTGCTGCTGTTTGAAAACCAATAATTTTTCCATTGTTTTGAATACTAGTTTGCCACTGCGGTAGTGTATTTGAGTTTAATTCGCCTACTGCAACAATGATGTCATTTATCATCAAGTCTAAATCATTTGGGTATAATTTTATACTAGATAGATGATCAGCAAATATAGTATAACGATTATCAAAGAAAGTAGTTTGTAAATCAATGACAGTATCTAATTTATAATTACCATTAAAAAATGTTATGAAATCATTGGGTGGAATATTCTTTTTAGTGACGCCATTAACAGTAGTATATGTTTTTGTATCTTCAATAAGATCAACATAAATTACATCATATAACGGATTACCATATTTGTCAGTAGCACTGGCATAATGATAATCACCAAAATAAAACTTTTTATTAAAATGGCGTTTTTTCATCGCAGCAATATATGCACTACTCTGGCTAGGGTTTAATCCATAACCAACCAAAATTTTAATATCATTTTGTATGCCCCACCATGGATCATTTGGTCTATAAATGTCATCAAGTGCAAAATAATCAGTATTGCCCAAAATAGTATTCAACAATGTTCTTTTATTTGCACTTGGCAAACATGCAATGTATAGGTTATCATATGGACTATAGGTTACAGAGTTAATCTGAAGTGTGAAGGTTTTTGAACCACTGACATTTGCACTGTAATCTTTAGCAAATACAGTAAATGTATAAGTTTTATCCAATGTGGTTGGAGCAGTATAAATTCCCAATCCAACATTCGTAACATCAAAGGTAGTTGAACCCTTATCCAAACTAAATGTTTGAAAACTTGTTTTACCACTCAACGTACCATCACTTAGCAATTGCATACCTTGTGGTAATCTACTGCCTTCTGCTAATGTATAATACAATTGACGCCCACTTGGCGCAGTTGCACTTATAGATAACGTACTAACACTGCCTGCATCAATATAACCTAAATTACTAGGTGTGTTAAACGATACACTCAAATCTAGCGCACCTAAAATAGTAACTGTGAAAATTTTAAGCGGACTTATAACACTTGAATCTAGGCTATTATATACTTGTACGCCGAATGAATATGATTGTGAAACTGCGCTTTGTGCAGGCACAAAACCAGTCATCCAACCAGTTATATTGTCAAGAACAAGACCTGGTGGCAATGCTAAATCACTTTGATCCCATGGTGAATTATCCCACGAAATATTATCACTATCAAATCCTGTTCCGCTTGAAGCAGACAAACTATAATTTACAGGAATACCATCGTAATCAATGCCATCAAATTTAAATGCAAAATAATTTCCACTAACAAATGTAGAGTAGCTACCTAATGAGGTGGTCAATAAAATCGGTGTGCGTACATTAGTAGTATCACTTGTGATTGCAGAACTGTCATCAGTGACAGTTGAGTTATCTGCTCTAATATCACTGTGATTATGTACTATAATTGCATATTGTTTTGTGTCAAAACTTTTGCCGTCAGTTAAACTAACTACAAAATTATAATTATTTGTTGAACTTGGTGTATTTTGTGGTATTAATATACCACTAATTAACCCGCTACTTGAAAGAGTGATACCAGGTGGCAAACTTCCTGACAAAATAGAATAAGTTAATGTGTCAGCATTTAAATCTATACCGCTTAATTGTATAGATATCTGTGTGCCATCTAAAAATTCACCAAGTGGCAAGTAATTGTTTGTTAATAACTGTGGTGGATAATTTCCAGTAACAGTTATAATAAATGAACGGTCTGTTATCTTTCCACTACTGCTAATTGCACGTATTGTAAAATTGCTTGTACGGTCTTGTGTAACTGCTTGTGGCACACCGTCAATACTATAGGTATCTTTTGGGTTACCAGTAACTTTACCACTATTATCAATTTGCATGCCTGCAGGCAATCTGCCAGCAACTAATTTATAATTGACATCACTACCATCTGGATTTCCAGTTGGATCAACTGCTTGCAAACCTAATTCAAAAAATTGTAATGCTTGTATTTTTCCTAAATTTCCACTAGGAGTAACCCATTCTGGATAACCACTTCCATAACCAACGGATTGTTCTAATGTTAGTACATCTACGTCGCCATAATATGTATTACCAATCACATAAGGATATGCTGGTTTATTATCCACACCAATAGTACAAAAATATGCATATGTTCCAAGAGGAAAATCAGGAGTAACACAAAATCTACCATTATGAGTATCTAAATCACCTGCATTTGTAAATTCATAATCTTCAACAAAAATACCCATTGGATAAACTGACGTATTTTCTGCGGGTGTATTGCGACGATATAATGGATTTTTTAATGTATATCCACTAGCTACAGCCTTGATACCACTTGTATTGCTGCTTGGATTAGTATATCCATATGGTCCATAGATAGGATAACCGTCTAGTGAAAATCCTATTATTTTACTGTGTCCGTCTGGATGTGTCAATCCACCATTCAAATATGGTATAACATTAACTTCTGGCAATCCATGGATGGTGCTACTATATGGTGCGCCGCCAAGACCTGTAAGCCAAGCATTTGCAAAGCTATAGCTATTATAATGATATACGCCTTTTTGATCAGCAACACCGCCTGACAAATCTTCGTGAAAAGTATAACCAATAGCTTGCTCTTCTGCATAACTTGCATTAAAGTGATAACCAGATGGTTGAGAATATCCAAGAGGCGCATTATTGCCTGCACTTGGATTAAATATTGCCACACCATTTAACCAAAAGCCAATTACAGTATCTGCTGTAGTAGTTTGAGGAGAAGCAGCGCCTATGTCTAATCCGCCACGATATACCCAACTGCGATTATAGTATTGTGCAAGTGGAGTATTTGTTTGTGTAATATTGCCATAACCATGATATGGCAAACCAACAGCAGTTAAATTGATGCTAGTTTGGTAAGAACCATTGATAAAAGTATTAGGTACTATTGTCCAATTGCTACTAACATTGATTAAACGACCTAAATCTTTGTTAATAGCAATACCATTGTATGATGCTGTCATTGGTGCTCCACTATAATATTTAGTGGATTACCCCACACGTATCCAACGTGGTCCGCCAGGCAGTGTCTGTGGAATAGGATTGCCATTAAAGGGAGCAAATTTTACATAATGCCAACTGTAAGGAGTTGATGGACTTATACTAGTAACATTGCCCTGAACAATACTGTCGTTTGCAATAATACGTAAGCTAGTTACGTTGATATTACTTCCGATAGTAATTTTTGTTCCGTCACTAATATTAGTATTTGCTGGTAGATATATGTTTGCAATAGCTACTGTCTGTCCGAGAGTATTGTCAATAATTAAGGTCGATAAGTTTCCATACAGTGTTGTTGTATTACTTGTTGTATTAGCAAGGTTTGCAAGAGCATAACCATTAATAGAAATATAACCTAACACATAACTTGCGCTACTTACACCATTTGCTGCCAAGTTAGCGGTAGTATAATATGTTGGTAGATAGTTAGCCACGCTAGCATTGCTATAAAGACCAGTTAGATATTGTGAGCTACCAATAAAATACGTTGCATTAACGTTGCCAGTAGTATTCACGTTGCCAGCATTGATATTACCACTATAAGTTGGCAAGTATGCAGCAGCTTGAATGTTACTGTATAAACCTGTTAGTAGGCTACCATTACCGATAAAGTAAGTTCCACCTACATTGCCAGTTGCTACAAGATTGCCTGCAGAGACGTTTGCAGTATTGGTTGGCAAATATGTTCCAAGATATGCGCTTGCCTGTGTATTACCATACAAGCCAGTAAGTGTGCTACCATTACCATAATGATAGGTTGCGGTGACATTACCAGTACTAGTAATATTAGCAACAGTAACATTACTGTTAAACTTAGCGGTGCCAGTAACTTGAAGTTTGTTTGTAGCATCATCGCTGCCACCAATTACCCAACGGCTGCTGGTGATACGTCCTGCCTCATTAGCAGCCAACGTACCATCAGTATGGAATACTATTGCCTTACCAGTTGTTTGGGTGCCAACTGAAATGTTACCACCATTTACATATAGATAACCATCGTGTGCGGTTCCAATAGTGAAACTTGCATCGCTGTAATTATTACTATTGATACCCATATCAATATAATTTGCAGTATCGGTTCCATCATTTGATGTTGCAACAACGTCAGCACTGGTTGCACTGCCGTTGCCAATATTCTGAATATTAATCTGTGTATAGTAAATGCTGTTATCTACAAAACTTGCAGTAAGATTTGCAGTTGGAACAGTTCCTGCTGGTCCCACAATAATATCATATTGTGATAACAGATTACCCGCATAAACATTGCCAGTAGCATTAATGTTTGCAGCATAAACATTGCCACCACTATAAATGTTACCTTTAATACCCATGCCGCCTTGTATAATGATTGCGCCACTGCCTGTACTTGTGGCTGGCGTTGTATCATTCAACCAAACTTGAGTAGCAGGAGCAATAGCAAGGTCGCCAGTTCCATCAGCATTAATATTAATGTTGGCATTTGTGCCTGCTGGCGTAATAATATTACCAGTTGGACTTACTACAAGATTAGCAGCAGCGGCAAGTACAACATTGCCATTAACATTAATATTACTGACTAAAACATTGCCATTGTAAGTTGCAAGATACGCTGCAGCATTGGCATTGCCATAACTGGCAGGTCCAACACTTAGCCCACTTAAGTAATAACCATTACCTGTTACAAATCCACTAGTGCTTAGATTACCTGTTGCATAAATGTTGGCGTTTGTGTTGATTGTGGCAACGTTCATAATACCAACGTTAATATAACTTAAGTTACCAATAGATGTAACGTTTGGTAATTGTGTGCCACTATAATTTTGTGCATTAATAGCGGTTGATGCAGTTCCCGCAGTGGTAGCATAAGTTGCTGCAGCAGCCGTAGTTGCGCTGCTTGCTACGCCAGTAAGATTACCAATAAAACTATATGCAGAACTTACTGTTACTGTGCCGTTAAACACGGCATTATTGGCTACAAATTGATTTTGAGGAGCAACAACCACACTGCCGATAGCAGTAACATTACTAGTTGGTGCAAGATTGATATTTGCACCCGTAACAGAAGTAACAATTGAATTTCCACTAAGATATAGCCCACTAGTACCAACTAGTGTGAATAATTGACTAAAATTATTATTTGTTTTTAATAAAGCTGTTCTTAGCGGGTCACCTGTGCCGTCATTGGCATAAGCACCCAAATTAATTACTTCTTGACCCATAAAGAAAGACTCCTGCAAGATATTTAGCAGGAGAATTTCTTAGACACTAATACTTGTTCCGCATCCACATGAACTCTTAGCCATTGGATTTGACACAACTAATTGACTGCTTACAAAATCACTCTTATAATCAATTTCACTACCTAACAGATACATTAATCCGCTGCCATCTACGATAAGTGACTTACCTTCGCCTAAAGAGATCATCTCATCAATTTGCGGTGAGCCATTCTTAGCATACAATTCATCATCAGCAGGTTCCCAGAAATATTCGAAGCCTGCACAGCCACCACCTTTAAGTCCGAATACAAGATATGGCTTGTCAATATTGATAAGTGTGCGACGAATATGAGTTTTTGCTGCTTCTGTAATAGTTACTGCTGTTTTCATTGTCTTATCCTAATTTCGCTAACCAGTTATAAGTGCTCCAACGTTCTTTAGTTATTGGAGATAGCAATCCATGACGTTGTTGCTTGTTTATCATTAAGTAACCACAATTTTTCTTAAATGGAATAATATAAGAAAAATCTCCTTCTAAACTAAAAAATGTTGTTCCAGAACTTGATGGACCATCTTTTAAATAAACTTGCATCGCACCAATAACGCCAGGATTATCTGCATGCTCGTCCATTTCGTGACCAACGCTGTCTATCCATAGCGCACTACTTGATACTCTATAACCCAACTCATTAATACCGCTTTGGTCTATACTTGCAAATAAAGAATTCCATTTACTGTTTGAGGGGAAAGATTCAATATTTTTCCTAAGAACAAAACGCTCTTGCATTTCTAAAGATTTGCTATCACTGGCAGAAACATCTTCTTGCAAGAAAGATTCTAAAATGTCTAAATCATATACATTTTCAACTGTAAAAAGACCATCAATATTTTCAACTGGAGTAATAATCATTTACTTAAACCTATAGGTTATACGACCACGAGTTAAATCATATGGAGTTAATTCAACTGACACTCTATCATCTTGGATAATCTTGATTTTATTTTTGCGCATATTACCACTTGCATATGCAAGAATAATATGGTTATCAATATCAACTCGGAATACACCGTTAGGTAGAACTTCTACCACTTTGCCTTCCATCGTTATTAGTTCTTCCTTAGCCAAGTTAATCCTTTATCTCAGTTCCATATGGCGCTAATACACCACTTACTCCCATGCTACCCCACGGTAGATTATTTATAAGGTAGGATGGCATATGTTTATATAGCGCATGTTCTGTATCACAATATTTGCCAATCGTAACATGATCTAAAATTTCTTGATGCATCTTTTTGTATGTCTCTGCCATGGTCGAAAGCAACTCTGTTCCATACACCATGCAACGCACACTATACCAAAATTTTATATCACTAAAATGTTCTGGATTACCTGTTTGTACAGGACCACTTAGCGTAATCTTATTTGCAACATAGTTTAATGAAAATGTATCATCTAAGGTATATCTTCCACTCAACTTAACTACTACACCATCTTCAAGTTTTTCATTTTGTAAGAATACACCTAGCGCATAACTCTCACATAAATTCTTGCATATACTATCTACGTTCCAGTTATTATATATTTGCTGCAAATATTCATCATTAATCGTAACAACTTTATGTGAATATTGTTTTATAGCAGATATTTGTGCGTCGTTTAATGAATCTTTGCTGATATCAAGTGTAATAATATGTGCGTCAGGAAATTTTTCTAAGATATTACGATATGTAACAAGTTGCTGTTGCAATCTTTCGTCTGATGAAAATACACCAAAACTACTATTGACAGCACTTGTTACAATAAAGTTTATCACTTATATTTCACCGACATAGAATCACCAGTGTCTGGGTCAAACATTGTAAATGCATCCAAATCAGTAGGCGATGCTGGCATTACTGTTCCACTAGTTGTAGATGTAGTAACAGGATTTCTATACATAATGTCTGTTAATTCTGCTATTTGATCATCAGTCAATGTTACATTGGGTGTATATGGCATTGTGGTGATGCCCCAATTATTATAGTTTCTGCCACGCTCATAGGTATCTTTTGACCAATATGTGCCACGTTCTCTATTGACAGTTTCAAATTTAAGTTGGTCTAATTCACTACGCATATTTTGCAATTCACGCCACATTTGTTCAAGTGGTCCAACAGGATTAATGTTCATGCTGTCTTCTGCTACTTTGGTCAATACAATAGCTTGCTTAAAAGCATCAAGCACGGTTGGATCACGTGATATCAAAACTGCGTCTAATTCTCGCAATTGTTCTACTAAATTAGTTTTGGCCATTGTCAAGCAAATCCTTTCTGCAATAAAGTAGTGTTAGACCAGGTGCATAATACATATTTTCAGCGATATGCCATGGGTCATTGTTTTGTAAGAAACTGTTAAGACCAAACACAACACCGATTGCCTGTACGCCATTGCCTAGTCTAACCGTTGGGTCAGGCTGATGCGCATGTTTAAATGTGTTATTAACAACAATATAGCGATTAACACACTTTTCAAACTTTTGACAAATAGTCATTACTACATTGCCTTCGGCAAACGCATCAACTATCAACATATCAGTTTGCGGAATGCTGTCCAATTCAACAATCATCTTATTGTGAAATACAAATTGGATACCATACTGATTAGCAAGTGCTTGATAATCACCAATGCCATCAGGCAATACATGATCATATAGTGTAATGCTCTTTGGCTTGGTGCTTAATGCCACAAGAGTGCTAAGACCGCTCCCAAACCCAACAATAGTAATATTATCCACTCTGCGACACCAATCCATGAGACGAAAAAATTGAGGATTGCTGCTAATGTTCTCTGCGATGTTTTCATAAATTTCCTGCATGATTATAATTATACCTTGTGATGTTGCTTTGCTAAATTTAATAGTACCTGATACTGTTCCCATGCTTCCATGACAGTAGGATACTGCTCACGAATCATGGCTTCATAAAATGCGTTCTCTACAATGTCATGGGCAGCATTTTTCGTAGTCCAAATTTCTTCACGTTCATTATTTGGCAGCGTGTTTATACGCACACGAATTTCTTTAAAATCTTCTTCATGGTTGTTCCATGGACGACGAGTGACGGTTTTTCCACCGTCTGGACTTTCATAAATCCAAGAGGTCATTTTTAATTCCTAATGTTTGTGGAGAATGGTCAAGATATTCTGTCTGTCCATTGCTATAAAAATAAGCATCTTCATCATTGATGGTTACTCGTAAATCACTGTGACAAATTTCATAATCAGTAAATTCGCCGTCCTCGTGATAGACACGGAATACCCAATGATCATCCATTGGATGAGTGGGTATCAATACTCCAGTCACGCCATTTGCACTTTTTAATTTCATAGTACTAATATACGGATTAATTAGGCAAGTGTCAATAATTATTTTGACGATTTCTTACTGCAATGCTTAATTGGTCTGCGGGTATGCCGTTCATTTTATACCCATCATACACATGTTTTAGGTATTTGTGGGATGGTGATCTTGATATATCGTCTCTGCTCTTGATCATAACATAGGTTAAGGCTTTGTATAATTCACCTTTGTATAGCACTTCAATGAACGCATGACTATAATCTTTGCCATCGCCTTCATACCAATCTAATATTTTTAATGAATCCATATCAACAGCCCATAGCACACCATAGGTTTTTGCGCCATCTTTTTGAACAATATTAGTATAATGATTTATTTTTAATTGCTGATTTGGTGCAACAGCAACCCCAATGCGTTTTGCGTTGGGAATACGGTTTTTTAATTCAGGTATATTAGTATTATGTCCGTATGAGAAATATAAAATGCTGTCAGCCATAAAAATATTTATAATAAAAAAGGGGAAGTAAAAACTTCCCCTAATCAGTGTCCATTCGCATGAACTAATATTTAGTCGTTACCTGGATCGCCCTTGCAAAGAGTCTTCTTTGCAGCAGCAACTGCCTTAAAATCTACTGGCCATAGAGCAGGTTTTGCCTTCTTGTCAGCGCCTGGTGGAAGTGGGAATACCAATCCACTTGCTGCTTCAACATCAGCAACACTAACCTGAACCTTAGTTAGGTCATTGCCCTGATTTTCAGCCTGTGGAAATAAGAATG